CTCTGTGCCAGACCGCTATACGCGGCACGCTCGTTCCCGCATTGATAGAGCTGTGCGAAAGCGGCGACTGGATAGACGTCACCTTCTGGGGTCGTAAAGCTTCCGTGTCCCGCACGTACGCGGGAAATAAATCGGTAGTTGGGATCAAGGGGCTTCCCGGCCGTCCAGGAGTTAGCGCTGTGCATAGGACTCTGGGCGGCTCCGGCTGGGTAGGCGATCCCGATGGGGACACGCTGCGGGATTGGATAGGCGCGGAGGACGCGCTAACGTATAAACAGCATCGCTTAGCCGTTTCCACTTGGGAAATGCGGCCGCAAGGGGGAAAGATGGAAGACAGCAAGAACCAACTGGAGTCGTTTGTCGGTCTCGGTGGACAAGTTCGCTTCCGCTGTCCAGGAACGAAAGAAGAGCGCTGCGCCTTTGATGACTACAGCGTGATAAACGTAATGAAGCACTGGCAGGGGACACATGCGCAGCAGGACAACGCTCCCGCGGTCAATCTCTTTGATGCGAACGATCAGCCTTTGCAGCAGACGCGTCGTCTAATCATCCCTGGAGGCACCAAGTGAAAAAGGACTACGAAGTCTCTGCGCCAGCGCTGCACGCGGCCAACACTGTGCTTCGCCACTTCGATCTGTTAGTGAAGCCAGAGGGGAAGATCGGCCCCACGGTAAACAATCTGGCGATCCTGATAGACGTGTGCACCAACAGCTTTCGTCTGCAGGATTCCGTAGCGCTCGTGCTGCGTACCGCCAATTGGGCTGATAAACAGTCCATAATAAAGAACATGGACGCGATGCGCGAGGCATTGCGGGCCCTGGAAGTGATCAGCAATCACTGTCCACGGTATGAAGCAACAATCAAGGTTCCTGTCTGGCAAAAGCAGGCGGTGGAGCACGAAGTCTCACGAGACCTCCAACGTGAGATGACCAATATCAGTCGCGCGCTTGGAACGGCGCGCACTGCGGAGGAAGAGCAGGCTGTGCTCCGTAAAGCTGGTTTTTTGAGATAGGAGATTTACTATGGCGATTCGTTCGGCAAAAGGAACGCTGATAAAATTGGGGAACGGAGCTTCCCCCGAAGTTTTTACCACGATAGGGCAGATGCGCTCGCTCTCGGGCCCCACCACGACCGCCACTGTGCAGGACGTTACGACGCACTCCACGGCCGGCAATTGGATGGAGAAGCTGGCGACGCTGATCGACCCCGGCACCATGTCGTTCCCGATCAACTACGATTCGGCGGATGCTACGCATCAGTTCGCCACCGGCCTGTGGCAGCTCATGATCAATCTTACGCAGCGGTCTTTCCAGACCGTGTTCCCGGCCAGCATCGGTTACATGCTGTACGATGCGTATCTGACCGGCCATCAGTTTGACGCGCCGGTGGACAACGTGCTCGGTGCGAATATCGAGCTCACTATCTACGGTGCGATCACGGCCGCTAACGGCGCTCTTCCGGCGTAACCCTCTTCGCCGCTTTGGGGGCTCCGCTGCTTTCTTTCAGGGAGAAGCGGCGGAGCCCATTTTAGTATCTGGACTCTTACCAGTTTGTGTTCGGCGCGCCGCTCGCCAAGAAACTTTTGGGTCGCGAGAAAGTTTCTAATGAGTTTAAAGGAACAGATACAGGACAGTGGTGTGCTCGCTGCATACGTGGCCGGGATATCAGCCTTTGTGGCGGGTATTTTTAGGGTGGTTCTAAAGAGGACGAGAGCACCTAAGGACGTATTGGAAGATCGCAGGGACTCGCTCGAAGCAGCGTTTAGGATCATCGGTAGACTAGAAGCAGACGTTACGCGTTTAACGAAGCTTACCCAAGAACAGACCGAAACGATTGCCGGACAGCAGCACGAAATAACAGCTCTGCAGGGCAAACTCCAGAATATGCAGCTACTGCACGATACGTGCGAGGAGCGGCTAAACTCGCTACAGCAGATGCTCTTGCGGGAAACCAACGTAACCAGAGAATCTGTAGAGCGCTTCCTGCGCGCTGCAGAAAAGATCGTCCACCAAAATACGGCGTCGGCGCAGGAAGACGAAGACGACGAAGACGACGAAGACGAGGAAGAAAGTGAGAAATAAATGATCAACCCAACAAACAAACCACTTGAGGTGGAGTTGGGCGGCACCAAGCTTAAGCTCTGGATCGATCTCAATACGTACACCGCGTTTGAGGCCCGTTCTGGGCAACACTTTATGGAGTGGATTATGGAGATGGCGGAAGCCATGTCCGAATCGCAAGTGAACTCCGCGCGCGCGACCGCCGAGTACCTGCAAAAGCTGGGTATCGAAGAGATGCCGAAGGACGGGAAGTTTAAAGACCCTGAAATCCAGAAGCAGGTAGAGGCGATCATTATCCGCAACAGCATCCTCTTCACAAAGCGCACGAGCTCCGCCAAGATACACGCCTTCCTGTGGGCTGCAGCGCACACGTACGACAACCCGGGAATGGATCCGGACGATCCCATGTGGCCGATCAGCTACGGGGGAATCGGTCGTCTGTTGACCTCCCCGCGTGAAATCAACTCTATGATGGGCAAGATCATGGACGCTACAGTTTCCAACACTCCCAAACCAAAGCTGCAGGAAATGAAGAAGCAGGAGGCGGAGAGCAGCGGAGACCGCCCTACAAAAGACCAAAGTTCGACCACGAACAGTGGTGGCTCGGACTTTGGACTTTCGGACGAAGACGTCTTAAGCTTAGTGACTCCAGCTTAGGGAGATTAACACTGGCTGGATATGACGCGCTACGGGAGGACTACTTGGCGGAACAGCGGGAGCTTGGGATAGCGGAGGACTTCCGCTTTTATCGGTTGATTCAGTCCAACAGCCCCAAGCAGCTCGAACCGGGAGATGTCTTCCCGTCGCTTGCAGAAATAAAGCTCCGCAAGAGCGCGCAAGCAGAGGACGACATGGAGTCCGAAGAGGAGCTGCGCAGCTCCTGTAATGCGATCCGCACGATCATGCAGGGCAGCTCCGCTTTCCAGGCCGGCGCAGGAAACTTGTTCAGTTGATATACTAGGGGTACTCTCGTAGCAAAGCGCGGCAGAGACTTCCGCGCTTCTGCGCTTTCCGCACATGCGGCCGCTCCCGTCCCAGCAGGAGCGGCCGTCTCTCTTTAGAAGAGCTTTAGGACTTTCACTTTTACACCAAGATCGGCTAGCGCCTTGAGACGTGCTTCCGCAGCGTCGGCGAACACGTTGCCGCGGTCGCTGATGTCGTAATAGCGGAACTCGTGTTTATCCCTGTGCAGGCGAACACCACGTCCGTAACGCTGCTGCGCGTTGTCCGCGCTGCTTCGTGCGGTAGCATCTACAAGAGCGGCCAGCGACTTTACGTTAACCCCCTTCGTAAAGACACGCGTGGACAGGATAACGTGCAGCTCGCCGGCTTCCATGCGCTGGATAATCCGCAGACGCTCTTCGATGGGTATTTGCCCGTGCACGCTTTCAAACTGAATCCCTACCGCCGCGAAGCGTTTCTCCAGGATGCGAATATGCGCTATACGCTCGACTAGAACCACCGTACGCTGCTTCCCTAGGGAAAGCCCCAGAACTATCTTGGTAATCGCACTGTTGCGCTTTTTTGAGCGAACAACGAGGTGTTTATATGCGTCCTCCGTTGCTTTGTCGCTGGCGCACTGCAGGACAGGAACGGAGAACACGCGGCCGCGCGTGACTTGCTTCGCTTTTCTGGCCTGCTTGTATCCCCATCGAAAGATGATCGGTCCCGTTAAAGCGGTGGCGCGCATCCATACGGCGGGATCATCGTCAAACCCGTTTAGCGTAGCGGTAAGTCCAAACACGGCAAGCAGACGCGCCTTCTCCAGAACTTCAAAGCTTCGATTGTTTAGCTGTGTGTGGAGCTCGTCGATTATCGCAACGTCAACAGTGCGCAACCACTTTATGTGTGCGGAATTGCTTGCTCGTGCTGCTAGCGTCTGCGGGGTAACAACGGTTATGCGCTCTGGCGCGTATACTCCTCCCCCGATGACACCAACACGCTCTCCCAGTACTTCCGCAAGCTCTGCGGCGGATTGCTTTAGCAAATGTAACTCGTCGCAAATGAATATCGCGGATCCGATCAGGCGGCGCAAGTACATCCCCGCAAGACGTGTTTTCCCTGTACCCGTAGCGCAAAGCACAATGCCACCGCATCCGGAGTTGACTATCATCGCTTCCACTGTGGGGAGTTGGTGCGCCCATGCGTTAGACAGCTCTTCGGCCGATGCTGGGAGAAAATTCGGCAGCTTCACAGCGTTTACTGTCTCTGTTATGTCGGATGGAGCGCCATGCAAAGCGCACCAGTAACTGTACAGTCCTGCGGACACTTTACCGTATTTGAGGAAGTTGTTCCAGCCATCCCACAATCCCTTACCTCCGGACGGAGGGGGAAGACCTAGTTTTTTGTTTCGTTTTACCGCTGCTTCCCAGCGACGAAAGGAAGGAGCGTATTGGTAACCATCAGCACGATACCGAAAAAGCTTTTTGAGGGATAGGATGAGCTCCGGATCGTCCGTGTCAAACTTTACGTATCTGTTGGTTACTTTCGCCTTGAGCATCTGAATAACAGGGGCCCTATCACCCTCTCCGTGTTGGGGCCCCTTGTGGATTGTCAATCACAGGGCTTTTTACATTGTATGGAAGATGCCCTAAGCGCGCTTTTGCGTGGTTACGAGCGCAGCGTGATATCCTGCTTGCCGCGCTTCGACGTAACGACCCAGTGCTTGTTATCGTTGCTCACTGGGAGATCCCCGATTGTGTCTCGCATTGCAAATATCTCCGCGCGCAGTGTTGGGTGGACTGTCTGGGCGCTGCGAAGTTTGGTAAGGTAACAGAACGCGTTAAAAGGTCCGTCCAGCTCATACGGGACAACGGTGCCCATGGGATAGGCGTGCCAGTCCTTCGTTTCGTAAGCGGCCGCACAAGCCACGACAATGCGCTCGTAGTGATCAGGAATAAGCTGGAGTATCTGCTGCAGATACCAGATGTGCATTTGAGGTGTGGGACCAATTTCGCCACTTAGGAGCGGGAACGTTTGGCGCAAGCTACGGTGTCTTGCAAGATCTCTCCAGCTACCGAAATCAAGCTCGCTCGCCCAGTTTACGTGTATGTGCGGTTCGGAGCATCCCCAGAAACGAAATCCTGTAGTCTTGCTTCTCTCCATCTTGCTTCCGTAGTGATCACGCGGGAAGCACACGGCGCTTATCGGATCATCCACCTCCTGTACACCCGGTTTGAAATCCGCGCGGATGATGGGCACCGAGCTTGGAAAGTTCTCGTGCAGCGCCGTGCTCATCTTCTCGATAACCTGCCCCAGTCCGTCCCGATAGCTGGGATGGCAGCGAGTAGCAAACTCCAGCATGCGCATGCAGTGGTCTTTGAAGTGGCGCAAGCTGACGACCCAGGACAGCGACGTGTGCGCTCCCACGGGAATCAGACCGCGCAACACATCGAAAGCGGCCGCGCGTGCTGCTTTCCTATCCGCTTCGATCGACACGTCCAGACAAAAGCGTTTGGCCATAGCTGCGGCCATTGGAGCGAGCGCGTTTTTGTAGACGTTACGGAGTCCCTCCTGCGCCATCCGGCCGGCGTTCGTCGGTGCGTAGAACACAACATTGGCGAAGTTAAGATAGCGCGTGCTCGCTTCCTGCCCTGCGTACAGTTGGGTGTGCTGTATCAGCTTGGCGATGTGCATAGGGACATTCTCGATCGCCAGCGTAACAACACCGCAGTCCGCTATGGACTTGTGTCCGTACCCGACGTAAAATCGCTCCATGAAGCTTCCGCTGTTGTCCGCTCTCGCGAGCTTGATGGCGCTGTCGATGGGCTGCGGATCGCGGGAGTAGAGCGCCTGCAGCATCGCTAGATCTTCCGCGGTAGCGGGGTCCCCTAAGTCTTCATGCGCGAGCTCCCACAGCGGACGAAGTAAACAAGACAGCCACGGTCGCCGAACTTTCCAGCGATCTTTTGGCGGGATAAAAAGGAGAACGCGCGCCGAGCAGCGCGCGTCCGGAGGATATACTTTCGTTGCGAAGTTCACTATCCCTCCAGCTCCATTTCGTAGAGCGTAGGATCCTCTAACCCAGCGTCGCGGAACGATTCCTGACGTTCGACGCACGTTCCGCACTTGCCGCAGTGCAACGTGTTCCCCTTGTAGCAGCTCCACGTGCGTTCAAACGGGACACCGAGCTTAGCGCCGATCTGCGCTATCTCCGTCTTGGTCATGCGCACAAAGGGGGCCAACACGTCGAAAGTAGTAGCGCCTGTGGCGAGCTGTATCGTTTGCTCCAGGCTGGTAACAAACTCCTCCCGACAGTCGGGATAGATTGCGTGGTCGCCGGCGTGCGCGCCAAAAGCAAGCGTTTCCACACCGCGAGACAGCGCGATCCCGGCGGCGATCGTGAGCATCACCATGTTGCGATTGGGGACAACCGTCTGCTTCATGGTGTCCGCTGCGTAGTGGCCTTCCGGAACGGCCACGCGGCGATCCGTTTGCGAGTTCCCCTGGAGGAAGAGTCCATAGCTGCTCAAGTCGATCTGCAGATATCCGATGCTTGCCAAGTCCGCGATATCGCGCGCGTATCCGAGCTCCTTTTTGTGGCGCTGTCCGTAGTCGAACAGGACGCCGTGCGGCTTGTACCCCAATGACTTGAGATACCAGATGAGAGTGGCGGAGTCCATACCGCCGCTGAGAAGTGCGTAAACGTCCATGCTATTTACCTTTCGTATCGGCACCCGGAGGTGCAAGTCTCTTCGATTTCGACAGCGGACACGCGGACAAGATCCGCTCCCACATTCTTTAATGTGGCCGCGAGCTCTTTCAACCGCGCCTCAAAGAACTTAAAGAGGAACTGCGCCACCATTTCGCTGGTGGGGCGGTTAGTTGCGAGCGTCTCGTTTAAGTAGTGGTGATCCAGGAATTGCTCCACTACGGGAGTTATGAGCATATCCTTGACCGTGCCGAAGTCTATCAGCATCTCCTTTTTGGATCCCACCGCTTGCAGGTAGTTTCCCGTCAAGTACACACGGCCGACCCAGGAGTGTCCGTGCAACCGTGCACACTTCCCGTCGTGCCCCTCCAGCATGTGTGCCGCTTCAAAGCGGAACTCCTTCCAAACCGTCCATTGTTGTCTCATGCTACGCCAAGTATCTTGTGCAACTGTATGGACACACCCCAATGGGGGTGGCGCGCGCAGATAGCTTTGCAGAGCTCCGTGTTCGCGGTGGAAACGCTGCTTATCTCGTTCACCGGCTGGAGCCACACGAGCAGTCCTTCCTTGCAGGGGCCGCTTTTCAGGAGCTCCGTAACGTGCTGCTCGCTGAAGTCGGCGTCTACCAGAAACTTCAGCTCGTTAATGTGCTGCAAGTTCTCCGCAAGGAATCCTTTCTTGGGGCTGCACGCTACCCATATCGGCTTGTCCTGGACTTTGAAGTAGCTCTTCGCCAGAGCGTTCCGGCACGCGTTAAGGACGGGAGCTATGGGCAACGTCCCGCTCGTTTCTATCTGCACCGCGTTGATGAAGCTCTGCTCCAGCAAATGCACGATGAGCACATGTAGTTCTTTGTGCAGGAAGGGCTCCCCACCCGTTATCGAAACTGTTACCGGTGGGTAGCAAGCAGGGAGTAGCGATTGCAGCAGATCGGTAATCGTCTTCAGCGTCTTGCGTCCTTTGGACGTGTAGTTCGTGTCGCAGGTAAACTCCCGCCCATCCGCTGTGGTGCACGTTGCGTAAACGCCGTTATCTTTGTCGTAACGTCCAACGTTGCAACCGGCGAGGCGCAGAAAGAGCATCTCCGCTCCCGCTTGTCTTCCTTCCCCCTGTGTCGAGAAAAAAGCCTCTGCAACCGGATAGGAAAGCCAAATGTTGTTGTTATCCATGGATTCTTCACTGTATGTAACGGGAAGCAAACGGACAAGCGGAGAGCGAACAAACCAAGAAAACCGCCAGTGGACAGGACCACTTTAACTAAAATATTTTGATTTCATATAGTAAGTACATACACACTGTAGACGTAGATAACATCTACACTATATTGTCCTTTTCTTTTTCTTCTTCCGCTTCGCTTCAGAAGAAAAAGAAAAGGAGGCTTTCTGGTGCCCGGTGCCCTACGGGCCCGGTCAGCCATCCAGCTTTCCGCCTGCGGCGGTTATTTTTCCTACGCAAGTAGGGCGGAACATACAATACGTCTTGGAAACAATCCATGAGCAAAAAGCTGCTGGTCGTACGTAGCAATGAGCTCTACAAGGAGCTGCGCCGGATCCTAATGGAATTGGATTCGGTACGGGAGTCGCAAGTCTACCTCCCAAACAAAGCAGCCGACAGCGCACAGCTACTAACATTGCGTGTGTGGTGCATGCGCTACAAAGTAGACCTAGTCTACGTAGTAAAAACCTTGCTACAGGGGAAATATCGGTGGGCGCGTAAGATCAGAACAGGGAGCTCCACTCTAGGTATCCCTGTTACTGTGCTGTGCGGCCCTGCATCTGAGAAGTATCTGCAGGAGCAAATAGGGAAAGACTTTCCTGGAGGTCAACAGAAGATAGACGCGCGCCAGAAGCTGCGGAGACAGCTAACTGGCGTGCGCTCCGTTATACAAGCTGTAACCTTGGACACGGACGATCCGGACAGGTTTGTGTCCGAATACGGAAAGCTCATGACCGCACGCAAAGCAAAGGCGAATGAAGTAACCTCTGCTAAAGCGTGGCGCGGTAATCCCTGGAGATAGCATTGGCCAAGCAGAGTACGGTATTTGATGACGAGGATTTTCTCGACCATTTGGTGTTGACTCTCATTAACGACGTAGACGCTTCGCGCCGTCTTGTTCATCTAATGAAGGTGGACGACTTCAAACCTGTGAAGGGGTCGGAGTGGGGACAGCAGCGCTGGATAGTTGCGGAGGTAGTGCTTGAGTACTACAACAGCCACCACTCCCCAATCAAGACTCTGGTACGGTCGTCTACAATCGAGTACGCGCAAAAGACGGGGCTGTCTGTCCGCATCCATCAGGAGATTGACAAGTACCTAGAGCGGCTTAAGAAGCTCCCCATTGTGTCTTCGCAGGACATCATAGGAAAGGTTACTCGCTACAAGGGGGAAGTAGCAAAAGCGCGCGCCATCGAAGAGCTCCAGGATCTGCAGATGTCCGGCGAGCTCACAGATGAAAGATGGATGGAGGTATCGAAGCGCGCTCTAGTTAGTGAAGATCACTTGCAGGGCACCGACTACTTCAACACGCTTGGTCAACGTATCGAGCGCCGCGCCTCAGCAAATCATCGTGAGCCTCCATGGTTCTTCATTGATCCGCTAGATCAGCTTGTACGCGGAGTCGGTCCTGGACAGCTTGGAATGGTGGCCGCTCCGCCCAAACGCGGAAAGAGTCTGTTCCTGGAATGGTTAGCTATGGTGTTCCCGCTGCAGCGTATTCCCGTGCTGTATTTCACGTTGGAGGATCCGCAGACGACGGTGGAGGATAGACTGGACAGCGCATTCTGTCACGTACCCTACCACTCCCTAAAGGACAACAGTCGTAAACTTGCACACCGATTCGAGCGCTTTCGACGGCGGGCCCGTAGTGGGCTGCGCATCTACGATGGCACCGCCAACGGGATATCGATTGCGCAGGTGGAGCAGATATACTTGCGGGAGCGTGAGTCCGGCTTTGATGCGCAAGCCATCGTTATAGACTACGACCAAGAGATATCACCGTCTAAGCGGTTGCCGAGTCGCATCGAAGAGTACGACCAAATCTACAGGGACTTCCGGCGCATGCTGGCGCGTCATGACTTGATTGGCTGGACGGCAGCGCAGACGCAACGCGGCACGGAGGACTTCAAGGTTCTAACGGGGAGCCGGCTTGCAGAAGATTACGGGAAAGTCAGAAAGTGCGCCATGTGCGTAACGCTGGGTAAGGGAGAGTGGGGAGACGACGAAGACAACGCTTTTTACATGTTCGTTGCGGCGCACAAGTTCGACCGCAAGCATGTTGGATGCAACATCGTGGCGGACAAGGAGCACATGGCCATCTACGATCGGGAAGCTACACGACGGGCGGCGCTGCTAGCCGGTGAAGGTGCGTCTGTGGACGATGAGGAGGAGGTTTACACTTAAGTGCAGCAAACCTTAGCAGACGTTCTCACGCGCTGGGAGATTCCTTTCCGGCGCGTGTCGGGGAGGGACGGGGAGATAAAGCTCCGTTGCCCTTTTTGCGTCCAGCGCGGACACCCGGAGGATCCGCGCTTCGTTCTGGGCGTGAACGTCTACAAGGGGAAAGGACACTGCTTCCGCTGCGGATGGAAGAGTACAAGTGCTGTTACCAAAGTGCTTAAAGCGTTCCGTATCGTTGTCTATGGCGGTGTTGTTGGGGACACCCCCTTAGCAGCGGAGAAAGATCAGATAGTAAAGCTCCCCGCCGACTTTACAAGCTTCCGCACCATACTGCAGGAGCGGGACAACATGGATTGGCTAGAGAAGAAAGCATACCGATACCTGCGCCAGCGCGGAGTAACGGATGCGCAGCTCCAGGAGAAGCGCATAGGGATGTCCTACTCCGGCCGGTACGGGTATCGTATCGTGTTTCCTGTTTACTGGGGCAAGGAGCTCCGCGGCTTCGTTGCGCGGAGCTTTGCGGACGCGGAGAAGCGCTATCTAAACAGCATGGGGACAAAGGCGCTATACAATCTGCGGGAGAGCTCCCCTTATGTGGTCTTGTGTGAGGGGATTTTCAAGGCGCTGCGTATCGAGCACGTGACAGGTAAGCAGTGGTGCTGCGTCCCTCTTCTGGGTAACAGCATCACGGAAGAACAGATAGAACTGCTGCGGGAGGCCGGCACAAAGAAGCTGGTGATTTGGGGGGATCCGGACGCGCCGGGAAGGCAGGGGATATCACGTGTCGGGTCTGCACTGCGCAAAGCCCATTTTGCTGTGGAGCTGCTTAGTCCAGTACCCCCTATTCCTGCGGACGACGCACCGATAGACGATATGCGCGTATGGTGGAAGAACAATCGCCGGCGCTTCGGGTGGAGAAGCGCTTTGACAGGTAGCTAGCATGTCGCACGTGAGCAACCTTATTTCTGTGTGGGATCGTGCGCTTCCGTGGGAGCGAGAAGAGGGCGCTGCGTACTATGACAGCCAGCGGGAGCGCATTCTTAGGACAGTACGCGACGTAATACCCCGTGTAGATGCTTCGGCCGTGGTAGCTGCTTTCTGTGTGCTCTCACCCAACAATGACGAGGCGAGCAACTACGTTGCACTGCTCGCCTGCTCGCGCATCGTGGCCGGCGAGCTCCCCGAACACACGAAGGTACGTGCATACGGGAGGAACAAGGTAAAAGCAATTGCGCTGCTGCGCGGAGCTTCGATCCAGGAGCAACTACGCGGGAGAAAAGTGACGTCTTTCTACCACAACACTATGCGGCCGGAATGCTCGCAGCTTCTGACAATCGACGGTCATATGTACGGAGCGTGGATAGGTAAGCGCATTCCGCTAAAGCGCATTCCTAATCTAACGGCACCGCTGTATGCTGAAATTTCGGAGGACGTCCGCATGGCCGCAGCGCAGTGCTCCCTATCCGGTCCGCGCTTCCAGTCTGTGACGTGGCTGGCCTGGAAGCGTATCCACAGAATTCTTGATCATCGCTACTCGCAGCTAAGCTTAGATTTTGCTTCTTGACGTTTTCTCGCAGGCTATTATATGATAGTTTGTGGAGGTAGAAGTGTCTGAAAATAACACATACAAGACGCTGGTAAAGCGGGGCGGGGGACTAAGCCTAAGCCCCAAGGCGAAGCTTAGCGCTGCGCAGGTGCGCGCTATCCGCAAGCTGCGCAGTAAGGGGGAGTCCCAGACAGCGCTAGCGGAGAAGTTCGCCGTTTCGCAGGCGACCATACATATGCTTCTGGCCGGCAAGATCTATCGTACCGTGGTGTAACGTGATCCTTGTAGACGGGAACAACCTCGCCTTCCGCAGCTTCTACGCGTTTCGTCAGCTCTCCTTCGAAGAGGAGCACACGGGCACGTACTACGGGTTTCTAGGTGCGCACGCACGTTTGAAGGCCAAGTACGGGGACAGCTTCGTGTACTGCTTTGATAGTAAGGAGAGCTGGCGAAAAGGGGTGTACCCCGCGTACAAGTCGAAGCGCGCGGAAAAAGAGGAAGATCCAGAGAAGGCAAACGTCCGCACAGTCCACATACCAAAGCTGATGGACGTGCTGAGTCTACTGGGATATCCGGTGCTGCAGTACAGGGGCCTGGAAGCGGACGACTTGCTATCCCTACAACTACAGTCCCTGCGAAAGCAGGGGGCTTCCCGGGTGTACGTGTACTCCGGCGATCGCGACCTATATCAACTGCTCCGTTTCCGCTGCGCCACCATCCTGCGTCCCGTCAATGGGGCAGGAGTAAAGCGTTACACCGCTACCTCCCTGCGCGAAGAGTTTGGAGTCGGCCCCGAGCTATGGGCCAAGGCGCTTGCGTTGGGAGTAGACACGTCCGACAGCATTAAAGCTATTCCCGGAGTTGGGCCTACCACAGCCATTCGTATGCTTCTGCTTGGAGCAGATCCTTCCCGTAGCTGGGAGAAACAACCACCAGAATTTAGAGCGAAGTACGGTAAGACGGCCGCGCACTGGGATAACGCGCGTCTCGCCTACAAGCTAACCAAGCTTCCCACAGAAGCCGAGCTAGTTCCTATTCCGGCACAGGACCGGATGGAACTAGGGGCTCTGCTTAACTCGGTTTCTATGCGGAGAAACCCGGACCCTCGTGTGCGTCCTCTCTTTCTTGATTTCTGCGCGCAACACGGGTTGTCCGAATTCAGACACGACCGGAGTAAGTTCCTACAATGAAGCAACCTCTCTGCTGCTCGCCAACGTTGGACGTCACACGTCACAGCGGAATTATCACCAAGTTGGCCGTCTCCTACTGGACGCAAATCACGCCTATGGGCCTCCAGGACATTTCCCTGGAAGATCTCATCAGCGAAGCGACCATGCGTGTGCTCGAAAAGGCGCACCTCTACGATCCCTCCCGAGGCGCTGAAAGCACCTTTGTCTATCGCGTTGTTAATATGCGATTGCTCGAATATGTGAACTCGCGCGGATGTCCTTCCCGGCGCGGCAACGTTATCCCCCTACAGCAGCTCTCCACCGAAGATGGGGAGGACATGCGGGAAGTGTACGGGGAGCCGGATTCCACGCCGGACTACCTGCGCGCCGTGCAGGTTCTGGAAAACGCCATCATGGAAGCTAGCGCAGGTCTGCAGGAAGTTATCTCTGCGCTAATTGACCCCAGCAGTTCCTACGCGCTTCCCGCGCTGCGGTTTGCTGACCAACTCGAAGTGCCGGAACGCTCTTCCCGGCGTGCGCTTACCTACGATGATTTGCGTACGGGGAGCTTCTGCTCCGCACCAGACTTGATCGCAGAAGCGCGCGAGCTGTTCCAGAAGCACG